CACCTGTGATACTCCCACTCTCTACATCACCTAATTTCGCAGTAATCGCTGATAACTCCCCGACTTTTAAAGCGTTATAATCCAGAGGTATTTCTTTCCAAATTATCCCATCCCACTTAAAAACACCTGTTATAGTATCTTCAACCTCATCTATCTTGAACCATGTATCGTTTATCTTTGGAATAGCTGGCGGTAGCTCACCATAAAAAGGTTTATTGTTATCACCAGCTTTCATTAACGCGTCATTAGCTGTATCTATTGCTGTGACAGCGGAATCTTTAGCATCATTTGCTACTTGTTTTGCATCTGTTGCATTTGTATTCGCATCATTTGCTACACTTTCGGCACTACTAGCGATTTGCTGTGCTGTTTCAGCCTTATTACTTGCGATTGACGCAACTTTATTAGCATTTGTTGATACTTTCGCGTTTTCCCTCAATTGATTTATAATCGCAGGTGTAGCCGAATTAATATCAATAAAATCACCAACTACACAAGTGCTTTTTGACATATCGCTATAACAAATATTTAACTCAATAACCCTTGCTTGTACTGTAATTGGAGGACTCATTTCTAAATCTACAATTCTTACAAAACTGCCTTTTCTTATTCGATGTGCTTCAAAACCATAGACTTGTTCTAACATTAAAATATTTGCTTCATATTGATATGATGGCGATGATAACTTTCTAAGTTCTAAAGTACCCCATTGTTTCAACGCTGCCGCATTTGTTATATTTTCATTTACAATCTTAGTCATTAAGTAACCTGTGCCGCTTGGGTTGTATTGCTCATTTGCTTCATCATTATAGATGTAATTCAATCCTCCATTAACAGAAGAAATGTTTAATTGTGTCCCATCAGCTTGCGTTGCTCCAAGAGGTATAAGAGCAGTCTTAATGTTCGTAAATAATACTTTCCTCGTTATTCCTTTAATGCCTATGCCGCTCTCAATTCGAACACCTTCATTATCCCCAAACTGTTTCGCGACTTTACAATAATAGCCAACTATCCTCCCTTGAAATGTTTTTACATAAAACTTAACTTCGCAATCAAAAGCAGTACAAATTTGATGTAGGGCTTCTTGAGCTGTTATATATCCTGAGAACTCCAAATTTGCAACTGCCCCTACATTTTCTGTATCTTGAGGAATCCATCCACTCCCGCCAAGCACATATGTTAAAGCGGGACCAATATTACTATTGGAAAAAGCGCGATCTGTCACAATTACATTATTCAAATCAAAGATAAAAACATTTTCGCAAAAGATTCTTTTTTGAGGTTTCGAACTATTGTCATCTCTGATGTCTTGCACTTCAATAATTTTGAATAACAATGAATCATCGTCTAAGTCTTGAAGCATTACATAATTTCCACCTGTTAAATATTTTGAACTTTCGTCATCTGTCGAAACAGAAAACTCATAAGTTGAATCAAAATCTATAACTTTCTCGGTGTGTGAATCATTAAAATAATGAGTTCCATTTGTTGAATCAACGGATATAGATTTTACAATTTCTTTATTTTCATCTAATATCAATAACATTTAAACACTCCTTTAAAAAGTTCTTGGCCTAACGTATACTGTCCAATCTGCCGCTTCAAACGGAGATACATTTAATACTTCTGTTGTACCGCCAAATAAACTTAAAAAAATGACTTCCTATTGCTAGATTCTGCATAAAAGGAATGCCATTTTTATAAATTGTTTCTGTTTCAAAATCAAACATTAATTCGTCAGATGCATGCGCTATAACTTGCGGAGCGGTATTTGCAACAATATTTAATTTTTCAACAAGTGTATCTGTGAAAAACAAATCGCGGTTAGGGTCATGTGTGCCTGATGCCGCAGCGTATATATTTAATTGAGCTAATTTTTTTGTGTATTTATTAGCGGTATCTACAAATACCTTTTTCTTCGTCCAGACAGGCTTTATATTACTATCTAGTTTGATAATTTCAGCGGTAAATTGATTCCCTATTTTAGTTAAAATAAAGTAACCATAAAAATCTCTGTATTCATTATATGCACCTGTTTGTACCTTCTCTGTCACTGTTTTATATTTTCCGTTAACTTTTTTTCTAGTTGATACTGTTTTGTATGTTTTAGTAACTTTCCCTGCCTCATTAAACAAATCTTTTTCAGGATAATTAGCAACATTTTGATCGCCAATAGATATTTTAACAATATTGACTTCGGTATTTGCGGCATTATCTTTTATTTGAAACGTTGCAATTTTTGCTCCTTTTTCATCAACAAGATACACTTCTAATTTACCTTGTTGTTTTTGTGCCGATGCTATGTTTTGAAGGCGCATTCTTACACGCCAGTTATCCTGCGCTTGGGGAAGAACTACTTTACTCATTGGTCCATGCCACTGTGCGCCAACACCATAATCAGATGCTCGAAATACATTTGCGGTTGAAGTGAAACTCCCATCAATAATCCCGTTATTTGCGTCTAATTGAAATGTCAAATCTGACTGTTGCATAGGTGTCCATGTAGCTAATACATTCATTGGATCGTTTAAAATTATTTCCGATGGTTTAACAGGAGTTTCTCCAGAATCTGGATCAACTCCTTCGCCAATGTATAAGTAATCTTCTTTATTCGATACAGCGATATAAGTGACATCCTGTTTTATAACTGCTCCAATTACAGGGCTGGTAGGTTGTGAACCGCGTACTGGTAATTTGTTACTTTCGCTAGTTAGCTCAAATTCTTCTTGTTCATAATAAACATACGGGTCTGAACAAACAAAATTCAGCGTTGCCCGTCCGTTATATAAAAGCCTATCTAAGTCTGTAGGTCCTTCAAATCGACCATAATACGTCTTTTCAGGCGCATCATCAATTACCAAAGAGCGTTCTTCTGCATCTACCTGCATCAACCAATCAGCGACAGATGTAGCCCGCTCACTTAATTCCTTAAGGTTATCTCCAATAATTTGTATTTCTAATTGTATTCCTCGTTGACCAACATTTGGCCCAAAATAAAAAGCGCCAATACGACCACTGACGCTTTCCGTATTGCCTTCGTTCTGAGGGAACAATGGTGGTTTAATGTCAATTATTTCCACATGCTTATCAAATGAATGAATACCTTTATATGTGAATCCTAAGCTCATAAAATCACCCCTTGTGCTCGATTAGTTCTAATAATACGGTTGTTTTGAATTTCTGTTATAAAATCTACCGTTTCCTCCGCCACTATACGCCCCTCTAACATTGTTTTATTAACAATTTGAATTGGTTGTACTGTAACTGGGTTTCCACTTCCTCGCGTTGCTATAGAAGCCCCTGAGTAAGCCGTAATTTCTTTTGTGTTCGGGGTAACTGGGACTGAAATAGCAGGTGATAGACTTGTTAAATGTTTTTGCATTTTATGAGCCGCCAAATCTATAGTATTTAGATTCTTAAGCATTCCGACTCCAATTCCCGCTGGCACTTGTTCACCAACTTCATCGCTCATTAGTCGAGAAGGCGAGTGGATTTTCAATCTTTTTTTGATTGTCGATTCAATTGTTTTAGCTAGTTGATCCGCTTGTTTCTCTAGTGGACCGTTCATTTGCTTGAACCCTTGAATAATCCCCGCTACGGTCTGTACACCAAGTTTAGAGCCAGCAGTGCGATATTCTTTTGCTTTATCAAGTTCTTTCAACCAAGAAGCGTTCGCATTTGCCAAATCTTTTTTAGCTTTATCGTTCGCCGCCTTGACAGCTTTATCCATCGCCACTTTATCATTTACAGAAGCATCTAAGCCCAGCTTGTTTGCATTAGCATGTTTTTTACTCCACTCAGCTTGATATTGTTTCAGTTGTGTATCAGACATTCCCGCAATTGCTTTAGCTTGTCCTGTTGCGCTTACGCCCATATTGCGTATCTCGTCTATAAGACCTTTACTAACACCACGTTTTTTCATTTTATCAAGTTGAACCATAAAATCTTTTTGTTGGGCTGTTTGTGATTTAAGATTTTTTGTTAATTCGCTACCACTTGATTTCTCTGTAACAGCAGCATCAAATAGACCAGTCTGATTATATGCGGCTTCTTGATTTGATTTAAGAGCATCCTTATATGTCTTTTTCGCTTCATTAATAGAATCCTTAGCCGTTTTATTTATTTTAGCAACATTATCATAATATTTCTGTGTGCTACTTTTTATTGATTTATTAAGTTTAGTTTTTTGTGTATTAATTTCTTTGTTAGCTCCAGCAATATTTAATTTGATTTGTCTTGTTTGCGCTGCATTTAAGCGATATTGCTTATTAATTTGTTTTAATTTATTAATGTACGATTGTGCGCTAATTGCGCCTGTTTTATAATCTACTTGCACATTTGATATTTTATTACTTACATTTTTCGCATAGCTTGTTTTAGTACCTTTTGCATAACGAGGTACGTTACTCAAAGCTTTAGCTGTTTTATCTCCTCGCAACACCTCAGTACCCCGTGGTAGATCAAGAAGAACATTACGCCCTTTTGGAACAAAACTTTTTCCGTCAGGTGTAGTAATCATTTCTTCGTAGTTGCTTCCCTTTGCATCATTTACTAGAGCTGGTCCACCTTTATGATTATTCGTACCTCTAGCATAACCTACCTCTTGAATCCCGCTAGGACTTTTACCGCTCGTTTTATATGCAATAGAAATTACTTTTTGATTCTTCATGTTGAGCATATCTCGCCACGAATTTATAGCATTGTCAATGGCGTTTTTCGTAGCCTCTGCGTTAGAATTAATAACTAAATCTTTTCTATGGATAGCTATGTTGTTATAGTCGTTTACTGTTCTACTACCTCTATCAATTTTTGATAACAGGTCTCTGTTGTTTGCAAAAAGGGTTTTTAGATTCACCTTTTGCCCGTTATATTGAACAATAACATCTTTACCGTTCTGTATTTTTTTTCTTACATCAAAGTCATTCGCTAAGAGCGTTTTTAAATCTACGTTCGTTCCGTTATAGCTAACTAACATCCCTTTAGAAGAATTCATTTTCTTTATTACATCTGAATTATCAACTACTAAAGTTTTCATCGATGGAGGTAATTTGTCCCAAACTCCCATGTCTTGCAGTGCTTTTTGTAGCGCAAGGCTAGTATCTGCATTCGCAATCATACTTTTTTGTTCGGGTTTTAGCTTATCCCACAACCCTAAATCTGACAACGCATTAGCTACATGAATAGAATCCTCATAACTAACAATTAATTTCTTTTCGTTGAAAGTCATCTTGTCCCAACGACCACTTTCAATAGTTGCAGTTGCAATTGTTTTCTTAGCATCTGTGGTTAATTTTGCTTCCTTCATGATGAATTTCAGATTATTCCAACCATCTTTAGACTTTGCGGCATCCAAAACAACTTGTTCTAAATTTGTTTTTACTTCTCCAGTTTTAGGGTCTAATACTAAGTCACTCCAAGCTAAATCAGCCTTGCTTGCACCCTCCCCAATTAATTTACTTGCATCACTAACGCCGCCTGCAGCTTCTTGTACATTACGGGAGAATTCATCATAACTTAAACCCATTTCATCTAATGCCGATTTAATATTTTTTTGAGCTACATCACTACTTACGCCTAATTTATCGTATAATTGTTCTTGTGTTTTGATCCAAGCGGTTACGCTTGAGCGCACTGTGCTGTCTCTTTCTCTGTCCATTTGACTTATAGAATCATTGTATGATTTTTTATCAATAAGTCCATCGTCATATGCTTTTTTCAGCTCTTTCTTCTGTTTATTTGTTGAATCAATAGTTTTTTTAGTAATTTTATTCAAATAGTCCGATTGTTCAACAAGCGCATCTTTATTAAGAGACTCAACTTCTCCATTCATAGCTTTAATAATTTGTTTTTTCTTGTTTTGATTTAAACCTAGACTTTCTACTTGTTCTATTTGCATTGCTTTATAAATATTATTTACTGTTTTTGATTCTTCAGAAGTAAGATTTCTGTGCTCACCTGCAGCTGACTTATATATATTTTGAATTTCCTTGTATTGAGCACTTACATTGCCTTTTCTCTCGTTTGCTCTTTTTTCAGACTCTTTCATAGAATTATCTAAAATAGCTTGAACAGCTGGTGAAAATTCCTCATACGATTCCTTAAATCCATTTAGAGCATTATCTGTATTTTTCTTTTATTTCATCTGCCATATTTTTAAACGCTGTTACTATTCGCGTGCTATCATCCGTTGCGCCTGTCGCGAATGTATCCAAAGCAAGCTTTCCTTCTGATGCAAACTCATTAAATTTCCCCATAGACTTATCTGCCTCAGCGCCAATGTCATAGCCCCACGTTTTCACACGTTCTTTACTCTCTTCAATTTTACTTATATGTTTATCCAACGCATAGATTCCTGCACCAAGTAAAGCCGCGCCTGCTAGACCGATGACAGCTGGCAATGCTCCAAACGATCCTGCTAAGCCTGCCGCTGCTAAACTAGTTCCTTCTACTGCCGTTGTAGTAGCGCCAAAGCCAGCAGCTAAAGGGGCTAACTTGCTTCCTAAGCCTAAAATTTTGCCCAATCCTGCAAATCCTTTTATTAATCCGCCAGTCATTGATACTAGTTTTCCGCCAATCATTAACATAGGCCCCGCAGCGGCAATTACGCCAGCCCATTTTATGATACTTTGTTGTTGTGCTCCTGATAAGTCGTTGAACTTATCAATCATTTTGTTCGCCCAGTCAATGATAGGAGTAAGCGCGGGCATTAATTTTTGACCTACATTTTGTTCTAATACTTCGAGTGAAGCTTTAAATTGGTCCACACCAAACTTACCAGCTTTTCGCATATTATCAGCAACTTGTTTAGTATATCCGTTTGCTTCATCAGCACCCTTGGAATATTTACGTAGAGAATCGCCTCCCGCTTCCAAAAGCGTATTGACAGCCGATAGAGGTTCGCGTCCGAAAATCATTGTTAAGAAAGAGTTTTTCTGTGTTTTTGTCATTTTCTTTGTTTTATCATTAATATCGTCTAAAAGCGTTGGTAATGATTTCATGTTCCCGTTCGAATCTTCTATTTTAAGGCCAACGCTTTTCATTGCCTCTGCCGCTTGTTTAGAAGGCTTTAATAAACTTGTAAGCATTCCCCGTAAACCAGTACCTGCTTTTTGTCCTTCAATACCTCTGTTGGAAAGTAAACCAACTGCTGCGGCTGTATCTGTAAGTGAGTATCCTAGCGAATGCGAGATAGGACCAACATAGTTCATTGCTGTTCCCATATCAGAAAATCCAGCCGCTGTTTTATCAGCTACATAGGTTAGCACATCCGCAACTTTGTTTGTATATTCCATCTGCTTATTTGTGTCTTTAGAAATCATTCCAAATTGTTCTAACGTCGAAGTAGTAACTGTCATAACTGTTTCGAACTCGTCACCAGATGCACGAGCGGCGTTAAATATTGCAGGCATAGATGCCATCGTTTGGTTAATATCGTAGCCTTTTTTTACCATTTCTTTCATACCAAGCATAGTTTGCTCAGAAGCTACCCCATACTTAACACTAGCTTTCTGTGCATAATCAAAGACTTGTGTATAACGATCGCCAAACTGTTTCGCAGATTCATCAGATTCGCGCAATAAAGAGTTAATTTCTGTCACTTCATTATCAAAATCCAGATATGCTTTTGTTGATTTAACCATGCCAGCAACGATAGGAGCCGTAAATCCAACGGTCATCGCGGTTCCAGCTTTTGTTAACTTTTGACCAGACTTTTCAAGCATATTTCCGAATTGTTCAACTTTGACGATAGATGAATCAAGACCTTTAACATTAATGTTTTTCTTATTGATTTTGTCGATATTGTCAGATGCTTTTTGCCCTTTCTTCGCAAAATTATCCATATCCTTATCGATTTTGTTCATCTGGCTTTTATAGCCATTTTCGCGTATTTTTATATCGTAATAAATTTCTCCCGCTTTACTCATATTTTCACCCCTCTTTCAGCTTGCTGTTAGCTCTCAAAGTCTTTTCTAATCCTTCTTCATTAGAAGCAGCATCCTCAAAATATCCACGCTTTAACATGATTCGATTTTGCTTTTATTTTTTCTTTCAGCAAATGCCGTGGCACTTTGCTTCGTTCGGTCATTCGAATTTCAAGAGTTGTCATAAATGGCGTGTCACCACCGAGATTCTCGAGATATGTCCGGAACTCTGAAAAAGTCATATTTGACAATTCTTTGCGCAATCTGATGCCGTAATACGACAAAAAAGAAGACTCGATTAAATCAAAGTCTTCAACTATTCCGTAATACTGTTTTCCTGTGGCTTCCCCTCGCCACTTTCCTCGCTCATATCGCTTTCAAATAATTTAGCTATAATGTATTCAATAAGCCCCTCATAGACTTTAGTTGGCAATGTTTTGGAATTGATTTCTTCTCTGTCTTCTTTGCTAAAAAAAATAGCAAAAATATCATCATTTGTCGCTACGATCCCATCTGTGATAGTCATTAACAATTCATGCATGTTTTCATCATTTGGTATTGTATGCTCGTCATCACTTTCATCAGCTTTTAGTTTAGGCGCAAGAACTTGTCCTAAAATTTTGGGGGCTTCATCCAAAAGCGCACTGTACTTAATGTGTGCTTGTGCCGAAATGTCCGCATAATACATCTTCCCGTTAATTTCCAAAGGAAGTTTTACTTCATTCTCGTTAAAATTAAATGATTTCATTTTTGTCCTCCAAATTAATAAAAGCCCATACTGAGTAAGGGCTTTTATTATTATTCTGTTGCTTCTACAGTTACTTGTACTACTTTATTGATAGAAGGTTTTTCTTTAGATGCGACTGTTATGTTTGCTGTTCCTTCTGCTACCCCTTCACCTGTACCCACGCTGTTTATTTTGGCTTTTGGTGGATTAGAGGAAGTGAATGCAATACCTTGACTAGCGTTTGCAGGCAATACAGCAGCATTAATAGTAAATGTTTCTCCTACCTTAACCGTAATTGTATCGTGGTCCACTGTGACGCTGGACGGCTCAGTTTCAGGGTGCAACTGCTGCTGTAAACTTAGGCGCGCCGTTAGAATTTAAGGTTGCAGAAAATGCGCCTATGTCATTTGCTCCGCCACCTCCAAAATCATTAATACCAATCGGACCAGTGATTTCATATTTAGACCCTCCCGGGAACTTCACCACAATAGTTTTTTCAGCTGAAGCTCCAACCTTATCCCACGTTTCACGTAATTCGTTTTGCCCTTCATCTGAATCATTGTATTTCCCATCTAAACCAAGTTCCATAGCCATACCTGTTTTAACCGCGCGTTCAAAATTCTCACCAATAGTTGTGTATTGTTCAATATTAGAATTCAAGCTAATATCTAATGTTTCTAAATCTTTAATTAGTACTCCGTCACCAGTTGTTAATTTGGCATCTCTCACAAAAATTTCAATTTCTTTTACTGCGTATGTTGGCATTTGCCTCCATCTCCTTTTCAAATAATATTGTTAATTGGTAAATCAAACGACCATCATCGTCATAATCAACTTGTCCGCCGCTTGCTATATCTGTAGCTACTACCTTCTGATTTTGGATATTCAGCTCAGAAGGATTTGTTAAAAGAAAGTAGTTACGTAATAAATCGTATGTTCGTTTGCATTGAATTGTGTTTTTGTCATAAATTAAAAAGCCGACGCTCTCACGAACACGACTTTGCGTTTGTACTTGCTTGTTTTGAAATGTCGGTGCTTCATTAATTACTACCATTGAATCAAGCCCCGTTTGTTTAATGAATCCAAGTGTTTTTATAGCTGGGAATGTTTTTTTGAAATGTGCTACTAAATCTTCAATCATAAACGCATCCCGCTCTCTACAATTTGGTTAATACTCTGAATTCCATAACTTACAGCCATTTCGTACCAACGTGGATTCCGACGATTTTCATAATATTGTCTGCGGGCATAAGGAGTTAAACTAAACACTCTAGCTACAATTGAATTTTTTTGGATGATAACTTTAAAATCCGAACTTCGCCGCAAGTCTCCATACAAAATTGGAGTAACAGGTTGTGCTAATTCAACCAATTCTTTACCAGCTTTTGCAGCCGTTGACAAAGCTTTATTATGAATATCATCTATGACTGTATCTTTAAAACTACTAAAGCTCATGCTCTGTCACCTCTCCTACAACAATTTCGAAATGGTGAATACTTCCATCAGGATTTGGCGGGAAAGATACGCTCTGGACCTCACCTTTAATTAAACAATAGTTAGGAATTACAAAAGATACATTGTCTCCTTCGTTCACAATAAAATCTAATTTGTTACAAAATAAGTTAACAATATATCTTATGTTTAATCCTTCCTGTGTTTTATTTACGAGCTTTTCAAACTCATAGCGAAACATTGATTTATTAATTGTATCTGGTAAAAGATTTCCAAAGTCATCGCGCCCGCTATTACTAGTTATAGTAACTTCTGTGTTTAGGATAGCTTCTGGAATAGGTGGTAATTGAAAGCTCATTAACAGCCACCTACTCCCGCATAAAGCCAGCCACTAGATAAAAGCAAATCCATCACTTTGTCTGGAACGTCAGGTATAAAGTTGTTCGAGTTTTGTGATTGACCACCCATAGTTAATTTACCTAGTGTAAAGTTACCAATGCCAATAAACTCACCATATTTCTTGATGTGTTCACACTGCCACGCAACAGCTTGCTTAATATCATCATCTGCATTGTCAAGGTCTACGATATTAGGCATAATTTGCTTGTCAATTGCTACAGAAGCGGCTTTTATTAAATTATCCGCTTCTATTGGTTCGATACTTAAGTTTGTTAGACTAGCTAACTCACTTGCTGTAATATACGTTTTCATTTACTCACCCTCTTTATTTTTGGGCTCCTTTTTACTCTTGGATGGTTCTTTTTCTCGTTCTTTATACTCGAACTCTTCAAAACCATCATTTTCTAACTGCTTAATCAACACTTCATTGTCCGTATTGTATACCGCATTATCTTTTCTTAATTGCATAAACAACTCCTCCTTAAGCCACTGTAGAGGCGATAACCCCGTCTTTTTGTTGTTCTTTTACAAAAATATCATGGTATACACGATATTGATATAACCATCCGTCACCTTGTCCAACTGAACCTGGTGCATGAAGATAAATAGAAGCATGTTTAGTACCGCCAATAACAGAACCTTTATTGATTAGTAAATAATTAAGTTTCTTAGCACTAGCGGCTGGTTTATAACCATCTGTAAAATCAAAAGTATCATAGAAGCGGTCTTCTGCTTCAATTTCAACAAGTTTAACTCCATCAATTCCTGTAACGCGAGTTTCTAGACTAGAAGGTCCAATGTTTTGATTAGAAATTGTTCTAGTAAAATCCTTACTTAGTTCTAATGCAGCCATAACATCTACTGATACATACATCACAAGATTTTGCGTGCCATATTTTTTGACTTTTCGAATAGCTGCTTTAAGTGTGCGAAATACATTTTCTTCTGTAATGGTTTCCGCAGTAGAATAACCATTCTTTTTAGCTTCTGTAGCTAACTTTGAAAATCTGTATGCGTCAACCTCTGGTGCAGAGTGGCGCGAATTAAACTCTTTCGTAACATTAGCCGCTGTTAAAGCTTGTCCGGTTTCGTCCACATCCATAACATCCACGAAGAATTCCACATCACGATCAAAAGTAATTGTGTACGCTGTGTTCTCATTTGATGCTGAGCCTTCGTTATATCCTTTATTTCTCGTATGCGGTTTTAATCCAGTCGTTGTGATTGTTTGAATCTTAAACGTTTTTGCATCTAACCATAAAAGATTTGATGTTTCTAATTCATTTGTGTAAGTCCCAAACACTAATTTTTGGTCGAGCTCCTTACCGTACTTGTCTACATAGTTAATAGCCATTTTGCTATCTCTCCTTTTCTAATTATGAATTTAATGCTTGAATGAATGGGTCTGTGGCACTAGGCTCACTTGCATTGCCTAGTCCTGCCCCGATTGGTGGAGGCGTGTCACCTTCATCAGATTTTGCAATCCATTCAGGATATTGCTCTGCGAATTTCGCTAAGTTGTCGTCATTTCGCTCTTCATCCCCAAAAAGCTTCGTAAACGCTTCATAGCGTTCTTCTTTTACGCCGCTTTCTTTTAACTTACTGTGCCACTCTGCCGTTTGTTCTTTCTGAACATATTCATCCAGCTTTGATAGTGCCTCGTCTTTCTCTTTTTGAAGTTTTTTCAATGCCTTTTCAGATGAATCATGTTCGCCCACTTGATCGTTAAGCTGATTAATTTGGTCGTTTAACTTCGTGATTTCTTCCTCATGCGCGCTTTTGATGGTTTCAATCTCTCCACTAAATTTCCGTTTTTCAGCTGCTACACGATTTTTTACAATCTCATCCAGCTCTGCTTGGGAAAATTTCTTATCGTCTCCACCTTCAGCAAAATGTTGGATGTCAAACTTGCGTTGTAAATAATTCTTCATATTTCCTCCTTTTTAAGCTCTGAGTGAGCCATCCCTGTCTATTAGTTGCCGGCAGGTAGGCAAGATTTTTTTATAAAGCCCAACAAAAAAAGCGTTCATTTAGACGCTTTTATAATTTCTCTATCCGATTCTCTCTCTAAGAAGCGATTGTTATTTAGATGCTCTTGCAAAGCTTCTTCCCATTGTTTTACTTTTCCAGCTGTATATTGTTTAGAGGGACCTTCTGCAAGTATATCTTTTGTTTTCCAATCACGAATGCCGCGCTCGTAGTACCGTTGCTTACTTTGCGCTTCGTATTCTTCTTCATCATATGGGATAGGCTCGTCTGTTTCGTCACCTTCGAAATACGAATATAAAAAATGGTGGCAATTCGGATGAAACAAGCCATCGTTTTCCGCTTCTTGTAATGTTTTATATTCATTGCTTTCGTAGTTAACTGATAGCACTTCTCCTTGCCAAGGAGCACAACGCGGACAACTTCTTACGTGAGCTGAAACTTGAACTAATTCGTGCTCATATCTTCCAAGAACGCGTTTCATGGCATTTAAACCAACATTAAAAAAAGCACCTCTTGAAGCCATTTCCATGTAAGCTCCTGGTCGGTACTTTCTTCCAGACTGATCTATAACATTTCTTATCCCATCACCTAAAACATTAATAAGTGATGTTGCGATAGCATATTTTAAAACTCCATTGCTATCTTTTGTTTCCTTAACCACTTGTTTGTACTTGGAGGGCGCGATTTTTTGCCAATAATTAGCCATATCTTCCGAAATTTGGATAAGTGCATCACTTTCAGATAAATAGTCGTCATTTTGTATATCAACCTCTTTCTTAGTTTGATATCTGGCTTCCATTTCGTCCTCGTATTCATTCACGCAATCAAGATAAACACGATATGTTAGTTTATCTATTTTATTTCTCGTTTCGTCTTTGAAAAGACTTATATGTGCTTTCAATTCTCTTTTAAAACTTATCAAACGCGACTGCTGAATGAATTTCCATTTTGTTGGATTCTTAGCGCCATACATAACATGCTTCTTTATCAGCAAAAGTAAGTCTATTTCGGCATTATTAAAGTGGTTTCGTAAGATAGATGCTTCTTTTTCGAAATCAACCGGTGCATGGTGATGGCTCATCTAATCACCCGCCTTTCGTTTCCATTCCCCCAATTGCTTCCGGGTCCGGAACCTCTCCGATTGCGTTTTCTAAATAGATGCGTTTTACTTCCGCTTGAACCTCTTCATCTTCCCATTTTGGGTGGATTAATTTCACCTTTTCTTCTACACTCATCGCTAATGCGCTGTTCATATTGTTTAAAGTACTAGAAAGTTCATTCAAATTAACCGTCATTGGGTCCGGAAACTCAATTATTACCCTGATTTCATCACGCATTATTGCTTTTTCTTTTATTTTTAGCACCGCTAGTTAACAAATATAGATAGTCCCACAACATTTGCTCATAAACATTTTGAATAAGGCGTTTTTTCTTCTCAATTTTACGCACTGTCGCGTCTTGTAAACTCCAAATTTCGGTCGCCTTAACCTCTCTATTACCTAGATTAAAAGTAGCGGGATTATAACCAGATTTCGAAACAGCTTTCTGAGCAAAATATTCCATCGTTTCGCGATAACTACCGTCTCGGAAGTCTCCTTGCATGAATTGAATCATGTCATTTAACTTCGCGCCAGCATCTAACGTTCCTTTGAACTGCATAAAGTAGTCTTCATCTACATTCATGGACCATTCTTCTTTATCTGTGCTCTTATTAACTTTTTTCCTAAACATTCGTTCGCTAGCCGCTATTTTTGTTTTTGTTTTCTCTCCTTCGCGCATATAAACAGTGAAAAAGTAATCTACGGCAAATAAATAATTGGTACATTGCGATAAGTCAGATTCCCCAAGATTAAGATGTGGGTATCTAGTATTGCTTGGGCTATTATTTATTAAATACGCGCCCATACTCTTTAAGCCAATTGATACAGAATGATTCAATTGAATATCATTTGTGTGCAGATAGCTTGTAATCTGTTCTGGTAGTCTCTCCGCACTAATAGGAGTAGTTTTATCGCCATCGATTTTAATAACAGAATATGTTACAAAACCTCCAGACAATTTTTTCCCTTCCTTGTCCCATTGTTTTATTTCTCTGCTTTCAACTAAATAATAAATATCTGCTTTATTACTTGTGGGTATTTCCTCAAAGAAATTAAAACGAAATGGCTCATTGTTTTTAAAATCTATCCAAAATTGGCTAGAGCTATGAACGCTAATAGATGGTCGCCCATTTAAAATGTTAATCTTTACAGCGGATACTCCGCTCCCCCCTGCTAATTCAACAATTTTCACGCTCTTACTATCAAAATTATCAATCCGTAATGCTTCTTTCAGTTGCTTTGTTAAGTTTTCATCCTTACTGCCATTAACCCCTGTTACATCAATACTTAAAGGCTTTCCAGATATATACTCAGCCGCAACAACAACTATCTCATTGCCTGTTCCGGAATTCATTAACTTATCGTGTACTGTTGGCACATATCCTTGAGCCCACAACGAAGTTAAATAGGAGTCTTTGCTCCATTCTTTTTGATTATCTGGAATAAGCGGCAGATATTTTGGTATTAACTCCGGTTCGCTTCCATTAGGTTTTCCATTTAGCCAACCTTTAATAAAGCGTGTCATTACACTCCAAACACCCATTTAATCACTCCTTTCTATATATCTTCATAATTACTGTAAAAATAGTTTGTAGCATATCTGCTTGTATCCATCGCATGATTATTCTTGTCAACTGGTTTCCCGCTGTTTTCGTCGCGTACATACATACCCATTTCTTGCAGCCAGCCATAATTGTCATATTGATCGTTAGGTTGTTCAACAAGCAAATAACGCCTTTCGCTTAATAGCGACTGCATCCGCTCAATTCCAACCTCTATACCTTGCGCTTTACCTATCACATCATGAGCATTGTTGTCTGCTCCTGCTGTATCAACACCAACCTTTTCCAGTTCTTCACGTAGCCAGCGACAGGCAGGGTCAATAAAAACAGGCTCATTTACTGGTATTTCATACTCTTTCATACACCATTGGATAAATTGTTTTATCTCAACGGCATAGGTTGAACCAGCTTTTACTTCTCCTGTATCCCTACCACTGTGATAATAGGATGCAACTTGATTAAATTTGTATTTATAATGTCCGTCAGACGCATGCTCTGTAATTACATAGCACTCACAAACAGTAGCATCTTGTTGTCCTCCATCACCAAAAAAGACCATCTCAATTGGATGCCCTTCTAATTTGGGTATTTGGTTTTTCTGCATATCAAATGTTTCGTAAATAATACCTTTTGGCAAAACTCGTTTACCATACCAGTCACGTTGCAAAAGGTAAGAGGAGTGTTTGACTTCGTTATATATTTCTTGTTTCCGTTCTTCTGAAAGAGCTGGATTATCCTTCGCAGTCCAATGCCGCCATTTGTAGCGACCTGACTTTTCATAGTTAGAAAAGATTTCTAACACTGGATGATTCGGTGCAGGTGGGTTCAATTCAGCTAAATGAAATCTATTTTTCGCTGCAAAGGTCCGTCGAAAACATTCTTCAATAAAATCTTTGTGAAGCAAATTGATTTCTAAAAACGTAACAGTACCCAATGACATACCAGTAATAGCACCCACGCTATTTACTTTCCCGCCACCTTTATAATAGATTTTCTTTGGACCGTTTGGAGAATGTATAAGCAAATGATCCCCATGCTCGTCGTGTTTCATTTCTGCAAGATTACCGAATATGTGCATCAATCCAAATCCATCGCCATCCATGAATAAGCGAAAGGCTTGTTCTTGGTTAAATGCAGCAACTAAGTGATTTTGATCTTCGGAAATAGAATAGATATAAGCCATTTTAAAGATATCGGCAGTAGTTTTACCGGATCGCGGAGTTCCTTCGTTGACTTCAAGCGTCACACCCCGAAAAGGGAATGTAATAGTTTCCTGTTGTTTGGGCGTAAATACTAGCTCATCAATTTTACTCAAGGTCTCCGTTTCCTCCTTTGGCAACATCTAATAGTTTATTAAGCAATGTAGTATCTTTTTCAGCGCCTTTAATAAGAGCTGTGCGGGCCTGTATATTATCTGTTGATGCAATAATTTGATTAAGCTTAGCTTTGCGTTCATCTTGCTCATCAGCAATGGCAATAAATTGCTTAATTAACCCACTTAGTGTAGACATCGCACGACTTTGTGCATTTAAAAAATTCGCCTGTTTATCCCAAGCGAATTGATACTCATATTTATCAGAACCACTATCTCCAAACCCCGCTTGTGTTTGAACTTTAGTTTCATCTTCGGAATTTTCCACCCACATAATTTTCTGTGCTCGAATAATAGCGGCGTATTGTATTTGTATCTGCCCCCAAATTAAATCAGCTGGTTCTTGTTGGTCCATCATACTAATAATATCTATCGTATCATCCGGAAGATATTTAGAATACAGTCCGTGTGTACGTGCGTTTTGGTTCCCTTTAGGAGCAGCGCCGCCTTTGTTGTTCTTAGCATTCCCGTTCCCTTTCATTGAATAGTAACGCTCCTTTTGATTCGTAACGTTACTATTACTGTTATCACTCCAGTTATCTTCCGATTTCCATTTCCTAATCTGTGATGGTTTACAATTTAACTTACTGGCAATTTCCACAAGTGGCATTGTCTTATCTGAATCAAGCCACATTTTCTTTGCTATATCTCTGTTTGGGTTTCTTGCTCTAGCCACTCACTTCCACCACCTCGCATTCTGTGTTTGTTTCGCTAATTAATTATTATCTTTAATCGTTCCTACAATGATGCTTAGCGCTTCTAAATAATCATTCTTAGCTTGTTCAAAAGACTTACCATTTAGCATAGCTAACCGCTCTATTTTCATGTAATGAATCTGCGCTAACACAAAGCTTTGTTCTTGTTCTGAACCAGCAATATTTATTTTAAATTCTGGCTCTTTTCCTTTTACCTCTGTTATTCCAGCTTTTATAATGTCTCTCATGTAATTAACTCCTTCTTCGTTTTTTATTATATACTCGGCAAGGATTTGCACCTTGCATGAACTAATTAATTTGTTTTACAGGAGTTTTAAGCTAAGACATACGTTTCTTAGCCACATTAGTTCTATCCTGTGCTTCGTCTACCTGTTCCGCCACGAGTATTTTTTATAAATGAGAAGTGGAGCGCAGACTCAATATAAGATTTATTTTTGTAATCATCTTCACTTCTCACTATTAGGTGGCAGGTGTGCGGCAAAAATTACTAAATTGCCATGCAGAACAAACTTCCGTCGATTTGTTGTTGTATTTTTTCTTCTCCTCGGTGCAAGTATGATCGTACAGAACGAATGCTTATCTCTAGTTCGTCGCTAATTTGAGATAAAGATAAATTTTTTTCGTGTTTTAATAAAAATACTTTTTTCTCTTGTGCTGACATTGTAGACATAGCATCTTCCATCCGAATTTTATCCCATTCTGAAATCTTCGGCTCATTATCTTCAAACTCATACGCGTTCCCATGCTCATATACGAACCACTGACGCATTTTTTCAATATCTGTAACGCATATCTCTCTTTGCAAACCGGAGCGCCTGTGAATAGCTCTGCGTGGTGCTGGTTCATGACCTAATTCCATCCATTCAATTGAATACTCTAAACTGTCAATAATACTCTTTAATTTTGAAATTGTAGTTTTTTCTGACACATCTTGAAAAATTCTTTTCTGTCCCACTTCTAATGGAGGGCGTTTTTCAGCATCAATTCTTTTTTGCAGATTAGCTTTTACTTTTTGCACATCTTGTAAAGCTCCTCTGTACTCATTAATTAATTCTTGCATTCTCGTCACTCTCCCCAATGATTAATAAAAAAAGGACGTCACGACAGATTTAACTGTTCATGACGTCCTTCGATTTTTTCGACCAGACTATTTATTTAGTTTTATTGTTTGTACATTTTCGGCAGTGGTAGGTTTGCCGTGGCTCCATGTTATGGTAGTTTTCCCGAAGCCGTTTTCAGGTGGTTTTGTTATTAACTTTTCTTCTCCATTTACGCGAGTATACACACCATCTTCTTTTTTCATAAAATCGCCCCCTAAAAATCATTTATCCGTCCAATTTTCCCTAGCGATTCTGTGTAAATCGTAAACAAAATTCTTTCGGTAATATGAGCGATTTTCTCTAATTGCTACAAAATTATCCATTTTCGATTTAGATACATTAAAGAAATCAGCTATTTCCGATTGTGTTAGCCCCGCATGTCGCAATTTAACAAATTCAATAATGTTCATATTTTCCCAATTCCTATTTCCGACTATCGCTCTCGCTTCCTTCTTCATCCAAGTACGCATTTTCTCTTCTGTATTAGTATTCATTAAATCGTTTAACTCTTTTTGCAACACTTTCCTGTCAGCAAAAGGTAAATTTTCGTTTATTAAATAACTAATTATCTCCCGTTGCCTCTCTTTATTCTCTGTGATCTCTAATACTTTCTCTGTCATCTCTAATACTTCCATTTGTCACACCTCCACGAATTGTCTGCCTTTTAATTTCAAACACTTAATTGATTGCATATAACGCAGTTCGAAAAGTTTTTGCTTAATTCGAAACTCTTTTGTTAACATGCCTTTGACGTCGATTAATTCCTCGTGACCATCTTTGTATCGAACGAGAAAATCAGCTCTATATTTAATCGCTCGATACAGTTTCCCATTTTTCCGAAAGCTTTCTTGTAGCACAAATTCTGGCTGTAAATCGAAACTCACTACTTCACCGCTCATTTTTAATAGTTTCAATTGCTGATAATATGCTGCTTCTGCTTTGCTATCGAACTTTATATTGTCAATAACTACTTTCTTCGCATTATATTTACTTCGCGTACTCGTTCGCCTCGTTAATGACGAACGCGGTATACTTTGCCTCAATTTCTTCGTCCCCCATTTGTTCGATTTCGCTAATTTGGTAGTTTGTAACTTCTGCAATCGCATTAGCCATTTGACGGATTCTCATTGATCTATTCCTCAACTTTTTTATTGCTGTGTCTGCTGTCATTTTTATTCACCCTTTCCCTCAAAATGGCAAATCATCCGGATTAATATCAATCGGCTTACCTTCACTTGCAAATGAATCACTCTTCTGGCTCGTATCCGCTCGATATGAGCTTGTTTGATTGTTATTTGAATAATTAGCCTTGTTTTGGTAATTATTCGATGTAGCACCTTCTACGTTGTTGTTTTTAGGTTCTAAGAATTGAACTGATTCAGCTACTACTTCTGTAACGAAAACACGTTTACCGTCGTTATCTTCGTAATTTCGAGTTTGAACACGTCCATCAACGCCCGCCATGCTTCCTTTCTTCAAAAAATTAGCAACGTTTTCTGCTGGTTTACGCCAAACAACACAATTAATAAAGTCAGCTTCTCGCTCTCCCTGTTGGTTAGTGAACGTACGATTTACAGCTAAAGTAAAAGTCGCAACTGCCACGCCAGCCGGAGTGTAACGTAAATCTGGGTCTTTTGTTAATCGTCCTACAAGTACTACACGGTTCATCATTTGACTTCCTCCTCAAAAATCTCAAAGCACCCTTTTACCTCTTCTACTCCAACGAACATGATAAACGGACCTTTAAATCCTCCGTTCTCATCAACTTCATTTAATTCTTCGATAAAGTCTCTAAAGCCAAGTGCTTCATATTCTTCACGAGGAACTTCCCAAAGCGTCCCTTCTTGCACGCGGAAAGCTTCTCCTGTGTCATTGCCATTCTCGTCAATTTCAGCCATTTCAAATTGTTCAACGCATTTTAGTATCATTAGCTGTCCTCCTTCTTCAACGCATTCACCATTTGGTCGATTTCTTCCTGCGTGTATCCTCTAATTATCGGAAATGCTTTTGTACTAGAAATCAAGTCCTTTTTGACACGTGCTATTTCTTCATTAATTTTCACTGTTTTTCCAGAGTTTCGACCACCCAATTTTAATTCGTATTTTTTCATTTCGCCACCTCTTTCAAACTTTTAATTATTTTTAGTATCAACACTAGTACTACTCGTTTTAAACGCCTTGCCTGAAAGGAATAGGTTTGGTGTTGCTTGTACTTCATTCCGCCACCTCTTCAATAAAAGACGGAATTTCTTCGGAGATAACAATTCTCCTATCATCTTCCAACTTGATAATATAGTTTCCTGTGCTTTCCGTGATTGGATTAGGCAGTATATATTCAATGCTGATTACATTTACATTCATTTCTCCGTTATACCATTCATCACTATGTTGTCCGCCTGCTGGAGGTCTACCTATTGAAAATCTCGTATTATCGTAAGGCAATCCACTGCGCCAACTTAGGATGTTTCTCGGTTTAAATGTCGTCATTCCATCACCTCTTCTAATATTTCTTCTGGGGTATCACAACCATTAATTAGCGTCTCTCTACCGAACCTATCATCAAAAGTACAGAAGATTTTTCCAAAGACATCATCAACTTTATACAAACGCTCTAAAGCGTTCGGAACGTTGTAATATGAACTGTTATCTTCCCATAGTTCATTGTTTAAAATGATATATTTATCACCTACGACATTTCCGCCTATTAGAAGTATTTTTCTTATAACTTCCGTATTTTCCGCTTTTGTATAGCTTTGAATGCCTTCCACAAGCGCTTCATAATCATAACTGTATAAATCAATACTCACTCCCATTTATTCCGCCACCTCTTTCATCAATTCGCAATCAAGCAAATTTTCATCTTCAATTAATTTTATATGTGCATCTGGTCGATACATAGGGTTAAACTCAGCTATTCGTATCGCCTCTTCCTCGTTCTCCGCTTCAACTTCGTACACTTCTTGAGATAAATATGTGATTTTATACTTCACTTCGCCACCTCTTTCAAACGTTTAATAATTTTAAGTAGTAACACTCTTACAGATCGTTTTAAACGCCTTGACTGAAAGGAATATGTTTCATGTTGTCGGTACTTCATTCCTCCGCCACCTCTTCCAAAATAAAATCAATCACTCTGTAATATCTCTTTTTAAGTTTTTCGTTATGCTTATGCGTTTGTTCAACAGACGCTTTAAGTTCATCTAATGTTCCTTGGAAACAACCTGTTATCCATATGTCTAATTCTTTAATATATGCTATTTGGTTGTTTCGTCTACTGGTATCTACTTGTACGCAGATAACTGTTAAGCCTTCTACATGTTGCCAGTTTACCCAATTTAAATTTGCGTCACTTAAATCTGTACCTCTTAAATTCGCATTATATAAATTTGCATTACTTAAATCTGTAATACTTAAATTTGCATTACTTAAATTTGCATTACTTATATCTGCAAATCTTAAATTTGCACCTCTTAAATTTGCATTACTTAAATATGCACCCCTTAAATTTGCAAATCTTAAATTTGTGTTTTTTAAGTCTGCATTACTTAAATCCGCTCTCTCGCCACCTTCGTTGAGGAGCCATTTCCCATGATTCTCTAATATGATGTCTAACTCTTCTTGTTTCATTCTGCCACCTCCAACAAATCCGGATTTACTTCCAAAATAGTTGATTCATGTACAGGCGGATACGTCAAATCGCCGTCCACGATCAAATCATATTTAGCTTCTCCACACTCGCACATGCCACAAAACATGATATGTCTTGTGTGCTTCTCTAATGCTTCTCTTAAAGTCATTTACTATGCCTCCCACAATCCTAAATTTTTGTGCACATTACCGATAATTTCGATTTCATTTGTTTCAGATTGCAGAGTTATCGCAAAATGCCCTACATCCTCAACTAGCCACGCGCCATTCAAAAATACAACCTTGCCTTTGATTGAGCTCCAATCAAGACGATCATAAACACTAATATCGACTATATCCCCTTCAAAAATCTTCTTGCCGTTTTTGTCTTTTAAGCCTGTGTATTGCATCAGCACGACATCATCAAAGTTGTACCAGTCGACGCACAGCGTACATTTCGCATTACCACAACCACTTACGCCTACAGCCTCTATTTCGTTAAAACACAAATCCGTGACTGGAAGCATTTTCTTAGTTTCTTTCACAAACGCTCTAAATCCAATCGCTCTCATGCTTCGCCCTCCTCTCCTTTTACAATTAATTCAACTGGCACAATTTCGTAAAGCATGTGTGACACTTGCCTGTCCTTAAAAGCTGTATGCGCCGTGAAATAAGATTCAAACAATAACGCTTGTTCGTTTGAAGTACGCTGTCTAAATTTTGAATAGCGTTTATCAGTTCCGTATACAAACTTTTTAGTACGTTTATGCTGTATTGCGTACATCACGCCTCATCCTTTCTTCTGTTACCATCTAAAATAGCTTCACGTATACGATAGCGCGCCTTATTATTATCTTTAAGTTCTACGAATAGTTCTTCTAGCTCGCGTTCTCCGTCCAGACATTCATGTTTCCGTGGTTTAATACGCGCAACTTCAATGTATCCTGCCATATCGTTATCGTATCGAATAACTTTTATGAACGAATTGCCCTTTTTATCTGCACAATCTAAGTAATCAAATGATGTTAGCCCTACAAATTCTGTAAAATTTTGTTCCATCACGCCTCACCCTCCACTTCACCAGCCGCTTAT